TTTTTATAAAATAGGAAATAAACCATTTTATTTAATTAATATATAAAAAGAAAAAAGAAATAAATTATGAAAAAATTATTATTATTATTATCAATTATAGGATTAACATTCCTTTATTCATGTGAGAAAACAGAATTAGAAAATGTTACAATAGATGCAGAAAAAATAGTTAAAGTAGATACTATATTAATATGTAGTTCGACAAACACAATGATAACTGATTTTCATCAAGGTTTATATGTTGATGGATATACAAAACCAAACTTCCAAACATATTTTACTTTTGGAGATAAACTAGATATATGTGTTATACTTAATAGAGAATTTATTCAACAATATCGTTTTAAAAATGGTTTCAATGCAAAAGATTCATTAACTAATGAAATAATAGGATTCGAAGCATACACAGAAGCAGAATATAAAGGATATATAGATTTTACTATCAGTAGTTTAGTTGGAAAAAGATATAATATAGTTAGTAAAAATGCTTATGGTGTTATAATTGAAGAAAAAGAATATGCTATTAGACACTATGAAGATATTATAAAATATAGAGTTGAAAGAGTAGGTCCAATGAATATGTTTTTAATGAAAATAATAAATTAATTAAAATCATAAACAATTGAATAATAGTTGTTTATGATTTTTTCAGTTAAAAATGGCAAAAAACCATTTTAAAACATAAATATATACTATTAAGAAAAACAAAAATAGAAGAAATGAAGTATGTGATAAGTTATCTTACATTACAGATAGTTGGGAACTTTTTATAGGAACTAATACAACAGAAGTTAAAAGTTTCTTAAAACGAAGTTATGAGGTTTTTATTATAATAAGTTTTGATGATGATTTTGAAAGAATTAAAAAGATGTACACACCTTCAATTACAATAAAAAAAGAATCAATTATAGTTGAAACATTAATAAACTATAATTATTAAAAAAAAAAAGAAATAAAATGAGTAGAATAGAAGAAGTAGAAGATGATAAATTATTAGAATCGATGAAAGAAAAAACAGGTGAAAGATCAGACACCAAAATTTTTTTACAATCACTAAAAAAACGAATCACGAAACATAAATTATATGTTAGTGAATATAAAAATGATGAATATTATATTTTAGTGGATACAAGTAAAAATGAAAATGTAGAAGATGCAGAAGATGATGAAATATTTATTTGTGATCTTATTGTTCCTGTTGAAATTATGAATTTGATAGAACAACAACAAGTACTATATATACACGATAATTATAAAATAATAAAAGAATTTTTTGATTTAATTAGAAAACAAAATATATAAAATATAACATACTGAATTTTCATAGTTTTCAGTATTTTTCCCTGATAAGAATAGTTCAACTTATCAGGGTTTTTTATGTTTTAGAAATAAATGATAAAAAAAGATTAATATATAACATAAAAACAAATATAAATTATGAAAGAAATGAGTAGTTGGTTAAAGAAAGGAATACAATTCAACAAAAAAGATGAATACTATACACCAAGGATATTAGTAGAACCTATTTTGGAGTATGCTAATGGAACTATATGGTGTCCTTTTGATACGAAGGATAGTGAGTTTGTTATTATGTTGTTAGAACGAGGATATAAGGTTATTCATTCACATATTTGGGATGGTAAAGATTTCTTTGAATATGAACCAGAAGAACATTATGATATGATTATTTCTAATCCACCATTCACAAGAAAATTAGATGTGTTAAAAAAGTTATATAAGTTAGATAAACCTTTTGCTATTATATTAGGATTACCTATATTAAATTATCAGGAGATTGGTAATTTCTTTTTAGATAAAGAACTACAATTATTAATAGTAGATAAGAAAGTAAGTTTTGATGGTAATACAGCATCATTTAATAATAGTTATTTCTGTTATAAAATGCTTCCAAAAGATTTAATGTTTGTTCATTTAGAACATAATAATAGTAATAAAAATTTTGAAGGGTCTAAAATGTATAAAGAAAAAGGTGATGATTTTTTGAAATAATTACAGAAAAAATGATATTTTAAGATTAATATATAGTATAAAAACAAATATAAAAAATAATGGGAAATTTAAAAAAAGGAGATTTAGAACAAATATTTACACCACATAAACTAACAGATTTTTTAATAGAGAATTGTTATAAGTTTTATGGTGGAGAAATCACAGAGATATTAGAACCAAGTGCTGGTTCTGGATTAATGTTAGATAGAATAAAAGAACATATACCAAATATACCAAGTATTCAATTTGATATTGAACCACAAAGAGAAGATATAATTGAGTTGAATTTCTTAAAAAATAAATTAGAATATAAAAAAGGTAGAGTTACATTTATGAATCCACCATTTTCAAAGGGTCTGAAATTTATTTATAAGAGTTTAGAAATAAGTGATTATTGTGTTGCAATTACAAGTAGTAATTCATTCTTGAATATAGATTATGATAAATATATTATAGATAATTTATATTTTATTAAAAAAGCAAAGTTCAGTGATGGTAATAGTTATGGTATTAATATGATTGCTATAAGAAAAAAAGAAGAATTATATGATGATTTCTGGGATTAATAACACAAAAACAATAACACATCTAAGAAAAGTTGGAGGTGATTATTTTATTTTGTTTTTTAATAGAACAAGTAAATTATATCTAAAAGATTATTTGTTTCAATTTAATGTAGAAGAATATTGGATTTTAAAATCAACAAATAAATTTAAGTTTGTTTCGGTTGAAGAAATAAAAGAGTTCAAATATTCAGGTTATATATTTTTTAAGAAAGAATTATATAGTAAAAAATATATTCAAGAATGGTTAGATAAATTATACTTAGATATAAAAGAGTTTAGTTGTTTTTATTATTTATCAAAACCATTTCCACCTGAATATATTAAAAAAATGATTAAAGTTATAGATGAAATATAAAATGGAAAAAAACTGTATGATGATTTATGGGATTAATAACACAAAAACAATATCAAATGCAAGAAAAGTTGGAGGTGATTATTTTAGATTGATTTATGTTAGAAGAAGTAAATTATATCTAAAAGATTATTTGGTTCAATTTATTCCAGAAGAATATTGGATTTTAAAATCAACAGATAAATTTAAGTTTGTTTCGGTTGAAGAAATAAAAGAGTTTAAGTATGCGTCTTATGTATTTTTTAAGAAAGAATTATATAGTAAAAAATATATTCAAGAATGGTTAGATTTTATTTATGTAGATTTAGAAATAAAGATTTATTTTTTAATAAAACCATTTCCACCTGAATATATTAAAAAAATGATTAAAGTTATAGATGAAATATAAAATAGAAAAAAACGGTATTTTTTAGTTAATATATACTATTAAAGAAAACAACCAATTATGAGTTTCTCTATATTAATACCAATAATTATTTTTATGTTTATTATACACTTAATAGATATTGAAATACAAAAACAATTAAACGATATGAAAAAATTACAATTTCACCTAATGTTATTACAATTAAGATGGAAAAAAATCTTAAAAAGAAACATCAACAAATTATTAAAAAAAATATGAAAACACAAGGAAAAAGTATAACGATCATGAATATAGAAGGAGGAGAATATATTATTGAAAAACAAAATAATTATCACTATAATAATCCTGAAGGTTCTTATATTGATTTTAGAATAAAAGAGACACCTGAAATTATATCTAAAAATAAAAGAAGGTTAAGAGAGAAAAAACTAGAGAGAATCTTAAAAAAAAATAAATAAATTATGAAATTAAGAATTAACAGAAGAAATAATTAAATATTATTAAATAGTTATTAACCGAAAGGTAAAAAAAAAAGAAAAAAATATGAATTTAGGATTAACACAAAAAGCAAAAACACAATTAAAAGAATTAGTAAGAAGTACATTACTTCACCAATTTGAGTTTTTAAAAAACGTAGAAATTATATTTGATGAATTAGAAAATATAAGTATTGATATAACAAATAAAAAGAATTATGTTCATAAATTTAACCTATCATCACAATTGTTAGTAATTAATATGATAAAACAAAAACAACAAAAACAAGATAATATTAATGAATGGTACCCAATAGTAAGTGGAGTAGATATTTTAGTACAATACTTATTACATAGAATAAGCGAAACAAATATTTTAGATAAAAATTACAATCCAGAAGAAGTGAAGTGAAATAAAAAATAAATAATTAAATATGAAAGAAATAAAACCATATAACGCACCAATAGTACTCGCAAGAAAACCTTTATCAGAAAAAAGTATTGTAGATAATGTTATTAAACACGGAACAGGTGGTTTGAATATAGATGGTTGTAGAGTTGGTACAGAAAAACTACCAAGCGTTAATGGTAATGTGAAAAATAATGGTGAAATCTATGGTGGTGGTAAAGGTAAAAATAGTAATAATTATATTACACCTGAAAGAGAAGGGCGCTTTCCTGCTAATTTAATTTTAGATGAAGAAGCCGGTAAGATTTTAGATGAACAGAGTGGTGATAGTAAGAGTGCTCCAAGAAAGAAACCAAAAGTAAATGGTAGGGATGAAAAATCTTGGATGAAATTCTTGAATAATGGAGAAGAAAGTAATTATACAGATAAAGGTGGTGCATCAAGATTTTTCAAGAATATAGAACACGATGATACATGTATATGTAAAAAACAAATAAATAATAATATGGATAATAATGAATGGGAAGGTTGGGAAACAAGAGTACCAAAGAAAGATAATAATGTTAAATTAATGTTAGGTGACAATATGAAATCATTAAAAGAATTGCCTGACAATTCTATTGATTCTATTGTAAGCGATCCACCATATGGATTAAGTTTTATGGGAAAGAAATGGGATTATGATGTTCCTTCAGTTGATTTCTGGAAAGAAGTTTTAAGAGTTCTAAAACCAGGAGGACACGTTGTAAGTTTCGGTGGAACAAGAACATATCATAGAATGGTAGTTAATATTGAAGATGCTGGTTTTGAGATTAGAGACCAAATTATGTGGTTATATGGATGTTTAAGTGAAGATACTGAAATTTTAACAAGGAGAGGTTGGTTGAAACATAACGAATTAAAAAATGAAGATGATATTATGAGTTGGAATTCAAGTAAAGATATATTAGAGTTTCAACAACCATCAAATATAAACATTAAACCTTTTAGTGGTGAGATGGTTTCATTAAAAAACAAACATACAGATCAATTATTAACAACAAATCATAGAGTTTATGCTAAACATAAAAGAAGAAAAAATATAGATACTGAATATAAAGTTGTTGAAGCAGGTAATATGAAAAAATCAGGTTCTTATGATTTACCATTATCATCATTTCACCATGGTGAAGGTATTGGTGGTGTTGATTATGCTAAATTATTAGGCTGGATTTGGAGTGATGGAACCTTTAATAAAGATGATTCTATTAGAATAAATCAATCTTCAGTTAATCAACCTTTTGTTTTAGAAATAGATAATCTTGTAAATAATTTAGAAATAAAACATAGTAGATATGAAAGAACAAGAACTTACGAATATAAGTACAAAGGAGAACAAGAATATATTTCATATGAATGGTTTTTTAAGATGGAAAATAAAATAAATGAAAAAATAAAAAAAGATTTAGTAGATAAGAAATTAACATTAGATTTAATTTTTAATATGAGTTATGAAGAAAAAATGGCTTTTTTAGAAACAGCTCATCACGGTGATGGTGGTAAAGATAGAACGGTTATTTATCAAAAAGATGAAGAACAACAAGAATTATTACAATTAATGTTTCATATAACTGGTAGAAATTCTACAATAAATACTAAAAAGGTTGCTATTAATTGGAGAAACAAACAAACCACACAACTACAACACGCAAAATTAAATAAAAAAGAATATTATGAAGGTGTTGTTTGGTGTCCTACATTAGATAATGGAGCTTTTATGGCTAAAAGAAATGGTAAGATTTTCTTAACAGGAAATAGTGGTTTCCCAAAATCACATAACATCGGTAAGGCTTATGATAAGAAAATGGGTAATAATAGAGAAGTTGTTGGTGTGATGCAATCAACTGATGCTGATAGAAAAAATATAGATATAACAAAAAATACATCCCCATATGAGGGATTTGGTAGTGCGTTAAAACCAGCAAATGAGCCAATATGTTTAGCTCGTAAGCCTTTATCAGAAAAAAGTATTGTAGATAATGTTATTAAACACGGCACGGAACAGGTGGTATTAATATAGATGGATGTAGAGTTGGTAGTGATATAATAAAAACAACTGGAAAATCAAACACAAAATCAAGTTGTGGTGAATATGGTTTTAAGGCTGGTGTTGATGGAGAACCACACGAAGGGCGCTTTCCTGCTAATATAATTTTAGATGAAGAAGCCGGTAAGATTTTAGATGAACAGAGTGGTGAGGTAAATCAAGGACATTGGAGTAAAACACAAACAAAAGGTTTTGGTGAGTTTGGAGGTGGAACATCTACATATGAAGGTGTTGGTAGAAAAGATAAATCTAAACACGGAGCATCAAGATTTTTTTATTGTGCAAAAGTTTCCAAGAAAGAACGTAATTTGGGGTTAGATGATTTTGAGGAGAAGGAACAAAATGGGCAAGTTAATAATAAAAAATGTTCTAAATGTAATTTATTTCAACAAGCTGGTGATGGTAGAGAATTGTGTAAGTGTGAGAAACCAAAATGGTTACAACCTTCTAATAAGAATATTCATCCTACAGTTAAGCCAATTAATTTAATGGCTTATTTATGCCGTTTAATAACTCCTAAGGGAGGTTTGATACTAGATCCTTTTATGGGTTCAGGAGCAACAGGAATAGCCGCTAGGATTGAAGGTTTTAGATTTTGTGGTATGGAGATGCAAGAAGAATATTATAATATATCAAAAGCTAGAATAGATGCTTATGAAGAATATAAAAAATTAATGAAATAAAAATGGAAAAAGATGAAATAGTACAATTTATAACACATAACGAAGGCGTTGAATATATCATTGATGAAACACAATATGTAAAAAATAACACATATCATTGTATACCTTGGAGAGAAATAGAGACACCTGAAAAAATTGCTGAAAATAAAAGAATATTAAGAGAGAAAAAATTAAACAGGATATTCAAAATGGAAAAATAACACATATTTTTATTAATATATACTTATATGAAAAGAAAGAGAAAAAATAAACATTTTTTATAATATGAAAACGACAGAACAAAAACAAAAAGAATTAATGTTTTTTGAGTTAATAGTTGAAATAAAAAAGAATTATCCTTGGAGGAAATTAATTAACAATAGATCAAACTTAAAAAGAATAATAGTGTTATGATAGAAATTATATTAGAAATAAAGTTTCAATTTTTAGAATACTTAATAACAAAAGATATAAAACATTTACATAATATATTATTATTATATTTAGACGAAATAAATTGTGATGTGAAGTTATTAGAAAATGTAGATTTCTTTATAAGAACAGATTCATCTAGATATTTTAATAGTTTAAGATATTTAGCCTTTCTATATGAATATAATTTAGATGAAGAAAGATATATTACAACACAAGAACAAATAGCAGTTGATATAGTTCTTATTGATTTTGATAATACCGCCATAATACACACAGATTTAGAAAGATTTGAAGTATATAAAAATAAGTTTTTAAAATAATATGATAGAATATATAGGAAATAATTATGAAAAGGTTTTAGATATATGTAAAATATATTCAATAAATGATTACGATAATGTAATGGGTGTTTTAATAGATATTTTTATGAATAAAAAACACAAGATAAAAGATGATAATAAGTTCTTCTATTTAATAACTTGTATAAGAAATGAAGTATTTAATAAAAAATCAAAGTATAATAAATTATATAATAATTTTGTTGAATATAATGAATATAATTTTGATGTTGAATTAGACGAAGAGAATGATGATAATGAATTTGAAATAGATATTAAACTAGAACAAATATTTAAAATATTAAACAAATTATACAAAGAAAAGAAAATAAATAAAGAAGAAAAATCAAGTTTCCTTTTCTATTATATTCCAGAGAATTATATAAGTATAAGAAAAATGGATAAGAAATCTGTGGATAAATTAAGAAAGATAAGTTATAGAAAATTAGAAGATATTACAAATGTAGATTACCAAACAATTAGATTCAATGTTATTAAAGTAAACCAATTAATAAAAGAAGAAATAAACAAAAAATAAGTAAATACTTTTAATAGTATAAAAAAACAATATAAAACAATGTATAAATGTAAAAATTGCGGCAAAAAATATAAAAGAAAAGATCATTACGATAAACATATTATTAAATGTGATGTCGAAATAGAAGAAATAAAATATAATGAAAATGAATTATATTTGATGAAAATTTTTGAGAAGTTTAATCCTTCTAATATTGAAGTTAGAAATCCAGTAAAAGATAATCTTATAAAAATATATAGAGAAGATTATAACAGAAAAATAAATTGTGATTGTGCTTCCGAATATGTCAGAATGTATTGTTTCTTAAACCAAAAAACAATAGAAATAAGAAATGGGTAAAAAAGTAGGTAAAAATAGGATAAAGAAAACCGAATTAAAAAAACTAATGTTAGAATGTTATGGATCAATCCAATTTTTAGCAGATAGTTTCGGTGTATCATGGCACACAATGAATAATTATATAAACAAAAATAATGATATTAAATTATTATTTGAAGAACAAAAATACACCGTAGTTAATAAAGCCAAAGATAATATATACCAAAGTATAGTAGATGGTGATATGAAAAATTCAAGATGGTTATTAGGTAAATTAGATACTGAATATAAAGATAAAATAGAACTTGATGGAAACATAAATATTAAAATCGAAATCGAAGGCGTAGATAAAAAAGATATAGATGAATTATAATGATAGATATAATAATTTTTATGTTAGTAACATTCTCAATCACAAGCATTCTAACCATCGAAGATATATTCGAATGGTTAAGAGTTTTTATTCCTTATAAACCCTTCACTTGTTCTAAGTGTATGAGTGTATGGGTTGGGTTTGTTCTTTCAGTTATATTCCCAACATTATATTCTATTTGGATCAGTTGGTTCTTATATGGTATGCTTTCATTCGCATTCAATAGGTTCGCTCTATTAATAATAGATAATAGATTGTAAACAAAATAATTAATATATGAATAAACAAACTAAAAAAGAGTTTCATGAAATTTATCCCCTAGAAATAACAGGATTAAATAAAAATCAAATAAATAAATTAATAAAAGATTATAAAGAGTTTATGAAAATAAAACAAAAAGAAAAAGATTAAATGAAAATTACAAATGTATTCAAAAAAACATTAAAACATTTTATAAATCCTAATGTCAGAATAATCTTTAATTATGGTGGTTCTTCTTCTAGTAAAACTATATCTATTTTACAATTATTATTAATATATGCTATAAAACATCCAAATAAAACAATCACTATATGTTCACAAACGTTACCTAAAATTAAAAAAGGTCCATTAGCAGATTTCCAAAAGGTTGTATTGAGCCAAGATGGATTAGGTTTTCTTAAAACAAAGAAACATTTTAATAAAGCAGATTTAATTTATACACTACCAAACGGTTCTATATTACAATTTATATCAGCCGATTCAGAAGATAAAATTATTGGTATGAGATCAGATGTTCTTTATTTTGATGAATTAAATCACATAAAAAAATCAATATACGATCAATTAAGTATAAGAACATCACATAAGATATTAGCTTCTTGGAATCCAAGTTCTTTATTCTATGCTAATGATGAATTTGATAGAGATGATGTTGAAACAATACACTCAACTTATAAAGATAACCCTTTCGTCGATAAAAATATAATTAAAGAACTTATAGAAAAAGGAAAGAAAGATAAAAACTTTAAACGAGTTTATCTTGAAGGAAAACCTGGTATATTAGATGGATTAATTTTTGAAGAAGACACCAATTATATTATTGTTGATAATATGCCAGAGAAGAAAATAAAGAAAATAGTTTTTGGATTAGATTATGGATATGTTGATCCAACCGCATTAGTTAAAATAACACTTTTTGAGGATAAAACTATTTTCGTTGAAGAGTTCCTTTACAAAACTGAGTTAACACCTGATAGCCTACTTAAAAACCTTTTGGGTTTGAAATTAGAGAAACACTCAAAAATTATCGCAGAATCAGCGCGTCCAGAGTTAACAAACTATTTATACAAACATGGTTTGAATATTCATAAGGTTAAGAAGACACAAATTATGGATGGAATAAATAAAATGTATGATTATTTTATGTATATTAAATCAGATTCTAAGAATTTAATTACAGAGTTAAGAAATTATGCATGGGCAAAAGATAAGAATGGTTTTCAATTAGAGAAACCTATTGATGATTATAATCATATTTGTGACGGTATCAGATATGCCCAAACAATGTTTAAGAAAGGTGGTTCTTTAAAAATATATTAAGTTATGGAATATAAGATAGAAATAAATGGTAATAGTTATGTGATTAAAAAATTGCATGAGTTAAGTATATCAGATTATAATAAGATATTCAGTATAATTGAAGGTAATGATTATTTTAGTTTATTATATATGTTGACAGATATACCATCTAAGTATATGGATTTTATTCCAGAAGAACAGATCAAAGTTATTAATTGGAATGATATACTAAAAGAAGAAATGAAGGCGAAACCAATCAAAAAAGAATATCTTGGAAGAAAGTTATTAACATTAGATAAAATAAATGTTGGTAAGTTTATAGAATTAGATTATATGTTAACTACCAAAGAAGAAGATAAAATGGAATATATTCTATCTTATATGATAAGAGTTGATAATGAGAGTATTGAGGAGTTAGTAAAAGAAATAAAATCTAAGTTAAAATTGGTTGATATTATATCGCCAATAAATTATTTTATTAATTGGCGAAAAATGATACTGAAAGATTATCAAAGTTTATTTCAAATACAAGAAGAACCTGAAGAAGATGTAGAAGAAAAAGAAGAAACACAACAATCAACAGATTATGGATGGATTGGAATTGTGTATGATTCTGCTGGACCGGAGTTAGGTTCTATTCATGATGTTTTTGATATGAAACTTATTGAGTTTTTAAATTATTTAAGTTGGAAAATCATAAACAATTAAACACCTTCAACTGGGGTGAATTAAGTAATATAACAACAAAAGATATTATGTTTCCCTATCTTCATATTGTTCCTATAAGTTCAAAAAAGAATGGTAGTTTACAAACTATGAATTTTGAGATATATGTTATGGATTTACAAGAACAAGATGATACAAATCTATTAGACACCATGAACCAAATGTTTATGATAGGAAATGATATAGTTTCTGAGTTTGAAGAAGATTTAGATGATAAAGGTTTTGAAGTTGATGAAACAAATATAAGTATAAAACCTTTTTCAGGAAGTTTTGATGATTTTACAGCTGGTTGGAAATGGAGTATTGATGTTACATATAAACAAACAAACAATTGTTCTTTATATCCAAAAAAATAAAATAAATTATGTTAGAAGAAATAGGAAAACAAGTTGTTGAATTATTAAAACAAAAGATGATAGATGAGAACTTAGTAGTTACAGGTAAATTATTAAACTCAGTACATTATGTTGTTGGAAATAATCAGGTTGATATTTTATTTGAAGAATATGCTAAGTATATTGATACAGGAACAAAACCCCATTATGTTGGTAGAGAGGGTGTTGAGAGAATAAAAGAATGGGCATCCATAAAAGGTGTTTCACCATGGGGTGTAATAACGAATATAAGATTATACGGAACAAAACCACATCCATATTTGAAATCTTTATTTCCTGATATTGATAGTATCGTAAAAAATAACACAGATATATTTATGTCAGAACAAAGTAAAATTATTTTTGAGAATTTGAAGAAATCTTTTAAATAAACAATAAATTAAAAAATACTTTTAATAGTATAAAAAAGAAAATAGATAAAAAATGGCACTAACTTTATACCAAAAATCAAATGATACAGAGAAATTGGGAGAGATATATCCACATAGTTGTAATTATCCAGGTTTCTTTTCATGTATTAGTACATACGCAACATTAAAATATGATTTTCAATATATATTTAGAATATATGATAGTTCAGGTTTGATTTTAGAAAAATATAATTCACCTAATAAAGATAATTTAGGAGTTTTTAATTCATCAGTTGTTATTAAGAACTTTTTAGAAATAAGTTTAGATGAGGTTTTCACACCAACATCAACAAATTATTTTAAAGAATATAGAGTTACTGTTCAAGAATATTATGATGGTTCTGAACAAGGCACAGAAGTTTATTATGAAAAATCATTAGGTGGTAATTTATATTATAATCAAACAGATTCATTACTTCCTTACACTATAACAAATGATAGGTTTAGAGATTTTTATACTAATCAAATACCTGATGTTCAGTATAAACAAACATTAGGAACAAGAGGAACTTGGATTTTATCAAATGATAGTTCATTAGGTAGTTATGATGAGATTAAGATTACATGTTATATGCAATTGGGAGATTCTGATTATGTCGAATGGGAATATAGTTTGGAACCATTAACTCAATATGATTTTGATACAACAACAGGTTCAACTATTGAGGATGCTTCAAGTTTAGGTATTCAAATACCAGTTGGTTATGCAACCTTAGTGGAGAGTTCAGTAGATAGAATTGGTTATAGAGATATACCTAGTGGTTTATGGCATGCTGATACTGGTTCTCAAACAGGAATTAACACACAAATATCTCAATCATTTAGAATGATACGAATGGATGTTCAATTATATTATTTAGGTTCTAGTGTTTCACCAAAATATAGTTGGAAGTTTCCAACAGCAACTTGGGATACTGATTGTGTATCTAAGAATATTACAATAAATTGGGAGAATGTTTATGGTGGTATTGATTTCTTTGATTTTAATATGGTTAGAGATGATAAAATTACAAACAACACTAAGGTTTATGAACATAATAATTTCACATATAATTCAAATTATTTATATACAGACACCAGTAAAAGAAATATGAGTGTGTATAATTCAGATAAGATATATAGTATGAATTTAAAAACTGATTTTTTATCTAAATCTGAGATAGAATTATTAAAAGGATTATGGTTTAGTAATTTATTAACAGTTTATATTGATGGTGTTCAATATCCAATAGTTTCAATAACCAAGAGTGTTGAAATACCAAGTAAAGAAAAGGTTGGTTTTGTAATGTATAAGATAAATGTAATATACTCAAAAATAATATAATATATATGTTAAGTTTAAGAATAAGAGAAAAAATTAAGAATAATTTTAGTGATGGTATATTTGAGTTTAATTCTGGAACAAGTACCAAAGAATATAATTATGAAAGAAATGAAGAAGAAGTTCATATAGATATTTATAATATACCACCAGATCCTGATGATTCAGGATTATTATATAATTATATAAAACCATTAACGACATATAGAGTTTCATTAAAAATTATCAGTAATAGAGGAGGTTTTGGCGCTGATGCATCTTTTGGTATTTCTAATACAAGTGATGGTAATATGGTAGAAACTTGGATTGCTAATTTTCATAATGCTGAGAATAACACTATAAGTTTTATGTACACAACTTCAGATGAAACCACATTAAAATGGCATCTTATTAAAAATGCTGGTATCATTGATGCTAACTTAATTTCTATTGAGTTAGAAGAATTATCTTATACAAAAATGATATTAGAAGATTCTAAAAAAGGTATTTTGATGAATAAATCAATAAAAGAATTAAAAGATGCATCAGTATATCGTTTAGGTTACACAAACAAATTTAATATTATATTAGATGGTGAAACAAATTCATATTTGAGATATAAAGGTGTTGTGTCTAATTCATATATAACATATGAAGCTATTATTAGTGATGAACATTTTGATATTATGAAAGGTTCTATTATTTTTAATGAAATTTCACAAAATAATAAAGATGTTATTTCTGTTGAATTTTTTGAATATGGTATTGGTTTCTTTGATAAACTTAAAATTTCTAATTTAAAAGATTTAGCTGATAATGAGAGTTTTGTAAACTCATCTGGTTCTACTACTTATGAAAATATGTTAGAAACAAGAGTTTCACCACAAATAAATAAAAATAATAACACAACATTTTATTATGGTGTTGTTGATAATGGAAACTTTAATAATTTTGAAACACAGAATTTAGATAGAGGTATGGGAGAATGTTTAATTAATAATAATAAGAGTTCATCACATTTATGTATAGCTTCTGTTAATGATTTATATCCATCAGTTTTTGTAAGAAAGATTTGGGATCAAATACACGTTCAAAATGGTATAAATTATAATTCAGATTCAGGTATATTTGTATCTGATAATTTCAATGCTTTATTATTAAATTATTGGAAAGATTATATTATAAGCGAAGAAAGAAAAGAAGAATTAAAAGCTACAGCAGATATAAAATTAGTTAATTATCTTTTTAAAACAAATGATGCTTCTCAAATTTCATCAAATCCTAATTATTATCCATCAAAAATAATTAATTTATTCTCAAACTATCACATTAATTTTTCTAACACTGTTGGAGATTCTGTTGAATATGGTTATTATCAACCTACAAGTGGAAATACTATAATGAGTTTAGATGGTTCTATAACTGTTGATTTAGATTTAGATGTTGGTGAATTTGAAAATACAGGTTCAAGTTACATATCTTATAGAAGGTATGAAAATGAGAACATTCCAAATGCTCGTATAATGAGTTTAGAAGGAAAATTAACTGTTACTTTAATAGGTGATAATCTTGGTGAAATAAATGACAATACAAGAAATAATTTTATATTTCAACACACAAAAAATATTCATTTAGCTAACTATGGTAGTTTTGCTGATAACATATCTTATGATATTGATTTAGGAATAGATTATAATTTATTTTCAAATTCTGACAAATACAGAATTAAAATATCTTGGGAAGGAACAGGAGATGGTGAAAATGGTTGGAAAAATAATAAAGTTGGAACACAAGTTGTAGATCCTGTATGTGTTGTGAATTTAGATGGAAATGTTGTTTTTAATAGTAGTGATAAGATTGTGCCTGGTAATCAATTCAATTATAGAGATTTAGTTCCTGATATTACACAAATGGATTTTATTAGAGAGATTGCTAATTTATATAATCTAAGATTTGAATATAATGATAATACAAAAACAATAACATGGTATACTTTTGATGAATTTTATATGAAATATTCAACAGTTGTTGATTACACAAATAAAATAAAAAAGAATAATATAAAAAAAGAGTTAGGAAGTTCTTATCAATCATCTGAATATAATTTTGGTTATGAAAATATAGATTCATTATTAAATCTTAATTATAATAATATAAATAAACATAAATATGGTTATAAAACTATTAAAGTTCCTGGTGATTTTAAAACAAAAATATATAATTATAAAAATTATTTTGGATTAAACAAATTCACATATACTTTATTTGATAATAATATTCCATTAACTATTAATAAAGCTTCATCATCAAAAAGATTTTCAAGTGCTTCTTCATTAGAAATGTTAGATGTTCCATATTTAAGTTATCAAAATTTAAATAGTATATTTGGATTTGGACGCCCAGATGTAGAAGATTTCTTTTTTAGAGATGAAGAAAAAGAATTAAAATATATTTCTATTATACCAAGTTCAAGTGTAATACTTTATCATAAGGAAAAAGATACAAATTCAGATGTTTATACGTTAGAAATGTTTGAAACACCTTCAACATGTTCAAAATGGAAAACACCAAACAAGAATATGTATGATTTATTCTTACAAAATGATTGGAGAGATATTATTTCTTCTAATTCAGAATATTTAACAGTTGAAGTTCATCTGACAAATTATGAATTTTCAGAATTAAAATTAAATAATATAATTCAATATGAAGATGATATGCATAGAATAGATAAAATATTAAATTTTAATGAAAACAAATTAACGACAATGAAATTGTTGAGAATAAACTTTAATCCAAATTATATCGGAACAGTTTTGGATCCATTTCCATATATTATACCTTCTTCATATGATGAAGGTTATGGTAGAGTTTTAATAAATGATACAACATATTCTAGTTCTAGTTCAACATTTTCAATAACTTATTCTGATTTAGAAGAACCCTTAATTGTTTCTAATAATGTAGCTGATTCATATTATCAAATTAGTTTAAATAATGTTGATTGGTTTGATTTGAATTCAGGAGAAACGTTTACAATCAGAACAATTCCACAATTAGTTGATAATGAAAATATAACTATATATTATAGATTATTAAATGCACCATCATCAATATTATTTGATACACAAACAGTCGCTTTTTGGGATTTCACTAGTGGTTATGTATCTAATGGTTTAATTGAAAGAGTTACGTTCTATTCACAAATTAAAAAAGTTCAATTCACAATTCGTGATAGTGTTCAATTAGCTTCATTAGAATTGAATATAGGTGGAGGTGGCTCAACAGATGAAGAAGAACAAACAACAGGAACACAAGCTTTCTTAATGTAATAAAAATAAAAATAAATAATTAAAATGGATGTATATATTAAATTAGAACAAACAACAGGAACAGGAGTTATGAAAGTAAAATTTCCTAATTCTGATTCACCTTCACAATACTATACACATGATCAAGTAGTATATATGAGTATAAATGAAGTAGAAATAGAATATGAAACTCAGTATTTTTATTCAGGAACAACAATAGACACCTCAACAATGAATCTATATTATTATGATTTATTTACAAAAGAATTAGTTTATACTTTAACTATAAATGGAGAAGCGGTTGATGAAACTACTGTTTTAAGTACTACAACAACTTCGATAGATTTAGGATCAGGTTTAATAACAGAAGAATTAACTGGAAACACAACAATTACTTATGAATATTTAGTTGGTAATAAAATTGGTGTAACTGGTGATGTCGATAATTCGTTTTGGTTTAGTGGTGACGGTGTTTCTTATTTTCAAGGAGAAATACCTTTATATAATATAAGTGGTATAACATCAAATACTTTTACACTTTATATTAAAAGAAGTTTTACATATTTATATGGTGCAAATTTAAGTAATTTAATTTTTATAAATGGAACTGAAAGTTTTCAAATTAACGTTTCAAGTAATTTTATTATAGAAGCACAAACAGAATCAGGTTTATGGGAAAGAGGTGAAGGTGATTTATCAATACAAAGTAAAGATACAGGTTGTGAAGCTATAGGTGATTATTCATTAGCATGTGGTAAGGATACAACTGCTGGTATTGATGATAATAGATGGCATGGTTTATTATTACGTCCTAGAAAATTTAGTGTTACACCAACAACATTTGAAATCAAAAATGAAGATATACCTAATACACACCCAACAAATGTTAGATATTATAAATCAATGCCTAATGATACTTATGAGTTATATGAAACATGTTCATCTATTATATCTATTATAGATTTGGGAACAGGATATTCAGAAATAACTGCATGTGATAATACAGCTGAAACATTAGCAAGAATAGAATTTTATGGTGAATATCATAAAAATACTGCGTTTAGTACAGGTAATGATACAGAAGCATTAGG